TTGAGTTTGAACCAAAGTTCAACAAGGATCTTATTCTTGAAAAACCAAATGATAAATATGATCCAGTAAAGAATAAAATTATTGGACATAATGTGAAAATTGTAATTAAAAAATCAACTAATGAATCTACAAATTCTAAAATTCAATATCCAATCAAATATGGTCGTAAAGATGGATCTTCCGTTTGGAGAGAGTACGAAGTTATTGATCAAATCCTTGCTTGGGAATTTGCAACTGCAAAAGGTGCATGGGTAACATTTTCAGATGAGATTATCGAAGAGCTGAAAAATCAAAACCTTGAGCTTAAAAAGCAACATCAAGGCATTGACAATCTAAGATCTTATCTTGAAGAAAATAAAGCAATTGTAGATTATTTTTATAATAAATTTATCAATACTTTGGCTTCATGAGACTATTAAATATTAACGGCACACTCGTTAATAAAAATGTAAGAAAATACTCAATAGATTGGGAAGGTAAAAGTCGTAGTAAATTACAATTTAAATTTAAACAGTTCTTTTATCCTTATTGGAAAAACCATATAGTTTATGAAGAGTTTCCAGTTTATGGAAGCATGCTTAAAGTTGATTTATTAAATGCAACTAAAAAGATAGCAGTTGAGATTCAAGGCAATCAACATGAGAGCTTTAATAAGTTCTTTCATGATAATTCACGATTAAAATACCTTCAAAGTATAAAAAGAGACGTTAAAAAGGTAAAATGGCTTGAAACCAATGGTTTTAAATTCCTTGAACTGTATGAAGATGACTTAAAGAATTTATCACCACAATATATAGAAGAAAAGTGCGGAATATTAATTATTTAAGTGTAAAATCTGGTAGTGACAAACAAAAAGAAATTTAATTTTCCTAATAATCTGTTAAAGCAATTAGACGAATGCAGTTTCGGTGGATATATTTTATTTAATTTTAATTCTAAGGGTGACCCACAAGTATTTACAAAATTTGATAATCAAATGAATGCTATGGCTCTATTATATTACCTTGGCTCTTGGAGTAGTACAGTAGACCAAATGAATATGGATGCAACAGCAGATGCTATTATGGAACAATCAGATAAAAATAATAAAAATAATAATGATTTCGATAGCGAAGATAATGCAGAAGATACTGAAGAATAAAATACTTTACTTGACTTTTAATTTTTAACGTAGTATCATATATAGAATGATTTATTCTGTTCAGATTGAACGACATGTATTAAGCGGTTTAATTAAGTATCAAAATCTTTTTGCAGATATTGATACTTTTATTTCTGAAAATGATTTCTATAATGATGTGCATTCCACAATATATGCTGTTTACAAGAATATAAAACACAAAGGCGAAACTGTTGATAAAGTACTATTAGCAGAAAAAATTAAAAACTTAGGTATTTCTTTTAAAGATGATATCAATATTTATGACTATATTGATAATCTTTCTTTTTCACAAATCACAGAAAAAGCCACTGTAGAAGCTTGCAAAGAGTTATTAAAATTAAGAATTCGTAGAGAAATACTTGATACAGCAGATAAAATTAAAACTCATGTTTCAAAAAATAGTGAATTATCTATAGATCAAATTTTAGCAGATGCAGATGCTATGTATAATGGAAAAATATCTGCTTATACAACAAATGATTTGCCAGTTAATCTTTTTCAAGATGCAGAAGATATTATTGAAGAAATTGGAAATTCACCAAAAGAAGAAACTGGATTAATAACTCCATATCCAGAATTTAACAGAATGTATGGTGGTTTAAAGAATGGAAATATCTACGCAATTGTAAGTCGTCCAGGCCAAGGTAAAAGTACTTGGATTAATGACATGTGCTTTAAAACATCTATCAATCCAAAGAATAAAGTTAAAGCATTAATTTTAGATACAGAAATGCAAGCAATAGATATTAGATTTAGAATGATATCTTCATTGACTGGTGTTCCAGTTTGGTACTTGGAAACTGGTAATTGGCGTAAGAATGAAGAAATGGTAGTAAAAGTTAGATCAGCATGGCCATTAATTAAAAATTATCAATATCATCATTATCACGTTGGTAGTAAAAACATAGATCAAATTTGCTCAATGATTCGTAGATGGCATCTTTCTCATGTTGGAAGAGGAAACCAAGCAGTAATTGCTTATGATTATATTAAATTAACTGGAGAAAAGGTTGGTCAAAACTGGGCAGAACATCAAGCCATTGGAGATAAGATTGATAAGCTAAAAAGAATTTCAGAAGAATTACAAGCACCAATTATCACAGCGATGCAATTAAATCGAAGCGGAGAATCTTTTAACCGAAAAGGTGCAGATGTTACAGACGATGCTTCTGCAATTTCATTATCAGATAGATTGCAATGGTTCGCTTCATTTGTTGCAATCTTCAGAAGAAAAACAGTTGATGAATTAGCTTTAGATACTCCACAATTTGGAACTCATAAATTAATTCCAACCAAAACTCGATTCCAAGGTAAAGATGCAGCTGGACACCAAGATATTGTTCGCAGATTAGATTGTACTGGTAAAGAAACATGGGCTCAAAATTATCTTAACTATAGAGTAGAAAATTTCAATATCACAGAACATGGTTCATTAGTAGAAATTGCAGCTAGACAAAGAGAGCAATACGAATTAAATGATCAAAATCAAAATGATGGAGAATTACTATGAGCGTCAAATTAATATCAATTACTAAACCAGAAGTAGAAGAAGTCTATAACGCAGAGGATTTAGTAGCTTATTGTGCAAGAGTCAGTAATCCATCTAATCAAATAAATACAGAAACCGCTCCAAAACTTTTAAAATTTCTAATTAAACATAAACATTGGAGTCCATTTGAAATGGTGGACTTAACAGTAGAGATAAAAACTAGTAGAGCAATTGCAGCGCAGATATTAAGGCATCGCTCTTTTTCATTTCAAGAATTTAGTCAAAGATATAGCGCAGCAAATGAATTTGAGGATATCGAACTTAGAATGCAGGGTGATAAAAATAGACAAGTTGGAGAAGAGTTAATTCCCAAAGATCATCCACAATATGACAACGTAACTACTTTTATGATGGAAAGTTTAGCTATGGCCCAAGATTGTTATGATCTTATGATTCAATCTGGAATAGCTAAAGAAGTAGCCAGAATGGTATTACCATTGACAACTCAAACCACAATGTATATGAAAGGCTCTTTAAGAAGCTGGATTCATTATCTTGATCTTAGAACAGAAAAGAACACTCAAAAAGAACATAGACTAATTGCAGAAGATTGTAAAAAGATTTTTATGGAACAATTCCCAACTATATCGGAGGCTTTAGAGTGGAAACAGGAGTAAATATTCATCAAATATTAACCAGCATGGGATATTCTCTAAAAGACTTTGGTAGAGAATATCGAACTAAACCTATTTATAGAGATAGTGATAATGATACTGTATTAAGAATTTATAAAGATTCTGGATTTTGGGTAGACTTTAAAGAAAATATTAGTGGAGATTTTAACTCTTTGGTTAAAATGAGCTTAAAACTCGAAACAGAGGAGCAAGCTAAAGTCTGGCTAAAGAATAATAATTTTCAACATGTAGTAAATAAAGATGAAAAACCTAAAATGAAAGAGAAGAAAACATTTGATAAAGATCTTCTTTTGAAATTAAATAAAAATCATGATTACTGGATTAATAGAGGAGTAGAAGAACAAGTAATAAAGGAATTTCAAGGTGGAATTGCTAGTGCTGGAAAAATGAAAGACAGATACGTATTCCCGATATTTAATAGCAAAAATGAAATCACAGGATTTTCTGGTAGAGATATTACAAATAAAAGCAAGATCAAATGGAAACATTTAGGAGATAAAAGCTCATGGTGTTACCCAACGTTTATGAATTTAGAGAAAATAAAAGAAACTAAAGAGGTTTTCTTAATTGAAAGTATCGGAGATTGCTTATCCCTTTATCAAGCTGGAGTAAAAAATACTATTGTAACTTTTGGATTAGAAATAAGTATTTCAATATTAAACCTCTTACTTAAAATTGATCCTAATAAAATTTATATATCATTTAATAATGATTCACAGAAAAATAACGCTGGAAATGAAGCTTGCGAAAAAGGCATGAATAAATTATTAAGATATTTTGACTCAAGACAA